GAAAAATATATGGAAATGAAGAAATACTTAAGGTTAATCAACCCACGTGATGATACTTTTAAGGTTTATATTGGTTGGTTAATTAGGTCAATTGAAAATAAGTATTTTAATGAACCTTGGGTAGTCAAGAAATACACTCCATTAGAACGAGCTAAATATGTAAGTGAAAGACTAATGGGCCCTGGAAAATTATATAACCTTGATTTTTCAGCATTTGAGAGTCATTTTACTCGGGAAACTATGAAAGCACTTGATCTCACTTTCCTAGAGTTTTACGTCCAAAGATTTGCAGATGAGGTTTTCATGGCACAAATTGAACAATTTTTTCTACATAATGAAATACGTAATAAATATGGTAAAATATACATGAATGCAGCGCGTATGTCTGGTGATCAACATACAAGCTTGTTCAATGGTAATGCATCTTTATTGATAATATGTTCTATGTGTTACCTCCAGGAAAAAATTGAACTGGGGTATGATTTTGAATCAGCGTGTCTATTGCCAATTGAAAACATAAGTAAATACCATAACACAATTGTAAATGAAGGTGATGACATCTTAGTTTTATGTGATACTTTTCCTGACCAGAACATGATTAAGAAATGTGGCTGGGATGTCAAAATAGAATTCCCCAAAGACGTTTACAACGCACAATTTTGTTCAATGTTATTTACTAGCGAATATGACCTAATTTATTCACCTTTAAAATTCTTAGCTGATTTAGGATGGTGTGATGAGAAATACAAGGCTTCCAAAGATTTCAAGTTGAAAACTTTATTAGTTGCTAAAGCCTTAAGTTTCTTATCTACATATCCTAATTGCCCTATCATATCCCATGCTTGCCACTACATATTGAGATCTGTCCCCAATTATGTAGTCAATGTTGCACGTTCGCATATTGAAAAGGAAATCAAATACACAAATATGCTCAAGTTTGAACCTATTAAAGTCAATTTTGAGGCGCCCCCTGTTTCAATGGAATCACGAAACATGGTTCATATAAATTTCAAAATTGATATAGATACTCAAATTACAATTGAGAATTATTTCGATAATACAAATGTAATCAAACCAATACCGTTTAATCTTGTGAATCATATCTTTCCATTGGATTGGTTAGATTATGGCTCGAATTATGTTGATGAGGTTTCATTTGATGAGATAATACGTAATGAAGTATATAGTCCATACAGGAATGGGTTAGATTTACCTAGTAATGTCTACTTATTTAAGACCAAAGATAGAATAATACTGAGTGATAAGGATTTATCTAAGGTAAACAACAAACGAAGTAGAACGCATAAGCAAGCAATA